ACAAACGCAAAGATAGCTAATGATGCAGTTGAGAATGCACAAATAGCAAGTAATGCAATTCAAACTTCAAACATTTCAAATATAAATGTAACAACAGCAAAAATAGCAGACAATGCTATAACGGCTGCAAAATTACAAAGAAAATTTACAATTAGTACATCTAGTCCATCAGGAGGAAGTGATGGAGACATTTGGTTTAAATATTCATAGGAGTTTAAATGGCTAATACCTATGGCAAAGTATCAGGAACATTTCAAGAAATACAAAATGCTTATGCAAAAGTATCAGGTGTTTGGGAAGAAGCTGATGAGATTTATGGTAAAGTATCAGGTGTTTGGAAATTAGTATTTAGTGCATTTAGAGCTACATCTTTTGTAACAGAGTCATCAGGTTCAGGAACATTTACAGTTCCTGCTCAAGCAAACGCAATTCATATTCAAGCTGCAGTTGGTGGTGGAGGTGGTTCTATTAGAGGTGCAGACTACGATAAAGCAAATGGTGAATCACAAGGACCTGGAGGTGGATCTGGTGCATTTATATCAGATAAAGTTTTCAGTGTTACAGCAGGTGAAACCATAAGTTTTTCTATTGGTGCTGGTGGAGCTGCCGGTAATAGTGGTAATCAATTTAATATTTCAGCAAGTGGTGGAGCAAGCACTACATTATCTGGATCGAGTGCTGGAGCTTTGTTCACTCTTGGTGGAGGTGGTGGATCTAGTGGATTAAACGGAGGTGTTAAGGGTCCTTTAAGAACAAACACAGCAGGTACAGCAGGATCAGCTTCAGGTATTGCAACTGCAATAACATCTGGAACTTTTAAAAACTCAAGTGGCACAAATGTAAATGTATCAAGTTTAAATGGTGGACCGGTTGGAACTTTTAATCAGTCTGGCAATGGTGCTGTTGGAGATATAACCGGCAATGGTAACTGTGGTGGAGACAACTGTCGAATCGGTGGAGCGGATGGTGCTGATTCTTATTCTGGAAATGTTGCAGGAGGAACAGGTGGATCTTCTTCAGGATCTGGTACAGATGGAGCGGCTGGAACACGAGGATCTGGTGGTGGTGGTGGAGCTGCACAAACAAACACCGGACGTACGTTTGGTGGTAATGGTGGTAATGGTGAAATTCAATATAGATTTATTCGTGTACAATAGGTGTTTCTTAAACCAAAAAAAATTATATTTCTAAGCCTTATTAAACTTGTAAAGATAAAAGATTTAAGACCTAATCAAATTAACTACAACAAAGATGGTGTAGAAAATTTAAAAAATAACATAGATAAAAATGGATTATTATGTCCTTTAGTTGTTGATAATACTAACCTTTTATTAGATGGCCATCACAGGTATTGGGCTATAAAAGATTTTTGTACCGAAACTTTAGCCTATGTGGTAAGAGATAAAGATATGGAAAGGTTTTTATCTAAACTAAATAGTTATATTTGGTTTGATGTAAAAGGTACTTTAGATGGAGACGGCTAGAATTTTAGGCTCACTTATTGGAATATCAAAATTAAATAACTTTGAAAAAATAAACAAAGAGCTAATACCTATAATTGAAAAAGATATTTGTCCTCCAGAATATAGAAATAAATATTACAAATCACATCAAACAGGGTTTTCTTTTACATCTGATAAAGCAGGGCAATTAGATTCTTTTGAATCTTTATATGGAGATCAATTACAATTAAATAAAAAATTTAAAAACTTTTTTGATGAACTTAAAATAAATTTAAATATATTTTTAAATAAATTAAAATATAAGAACGTTGATTATTTTATCACAAAATCATGGGTAGCGTACACTGATAAAGGAGATCATATATCTGCTCACGATCATGGAGCTAGTCATTTTAGTTTTGTTTATTATGTTCTTAAAAATAAAAACCATTCATCTATTACATTTTATGAACCATCACAAAGATTTTATATGCCAGAAGCTACAGAGTGGAATGAACAAAATCATCAAAATTTATTAATTAATAATGAACCTGGTCAATTGGTGATCTTTCCTAGTTCCTTGAAACATGGAACTCAGAAGACAGAAGAAAAGTCTCCAAGGATATCAATAAGTGGTGATATTATTATGACTTCTGAAACAAATAAAGTAAGCGAGATTTTGATACCTAACCCTGCGACTTGGATAAAGCTTTAAAATGTTGTAAAATGGCTTATGCCTTTAAGAAATGTACAAATAGTCCCAGGATTTAATAAAGCAGATACACCATCAGGCGCAGAAGGTCAGTGGATAGATGGTGATTTTGTAAGGTTTAGATATGGACAACCAGAAAAAATTGGTGGGTTTCAAGCAATAGGCACTGATACAATATCTGGTCCTACACGTGCACAACACACTTGGACAGATTTAGAAGGTAACAGATACGCAGCTCTTGGTACATCAAAAGCATTATACATTTATTACGAAGATAAATTTTATGATGTTACACCATTAGCTACAGCAATTACTGGAGCAACATTTACATCTACACAAAACTCAAACACAGTTACAGTAACAAAAACAAGTCATGGACTTGATGTCGGAGAGTATATTACATTTACTTCAGTCACGTTACCTGGAGGTGGAGCAACTGGTTATACAACAGCTAACTTTACAGATTTTACTTTTGAAATTTTAACGGTGCCTACAACTAGCACTTTTACAATTCAAATGAAAACAAACGAAACAGGCACGGGTATGTCTACTGCAACTGGAGCTACTATTAACCCCTATGAAGAAATTGGTCCTACTATACAAACTTATGGTTATGGTTGGGGCACAGGAACATGGGGAAGAGGTACTTGGGGATCTGGTACAACAAGTTCAACTGTTATTCTTGATCCTGGTAGTTGGTCTTTAGATAACTTTGGACAACAGTTAATTGCAACAGTAAAAGACGGTAAAACATTTGTATGGAATCCAGCTGTATCAAATCCTTTAACGGTAAGAGCGACTTTAATGACTGGTGCTCCAACATCAACAAGATTAACAATAACTTCAGATAGAGATAGGCACGTAGTTCATTTTGGAACAGAAACAACAATAGGTGATACAACTACTCAAGATCCTATGTTTATTAGATTTAGTGATCAAGAAAATTTTAGTGTATATCAACCAACATCTGTAAACACAGCAGGAACTTTTAGGCTTGATACAGGAAATAAAATTGTAGCTGCAGTATCAGGTAAAGATTATAACTTAATTTTAACAGATCAAGCAGCATATACTATGCAATTTGTAGGACCTCCATTTACATTTTCTATTAGACAAGTTGGATCTAACTGTGGTTGTATAGGACAACACGCAACTGTTTATGCAGACGGTAAAGTATTTTGGATGGGAGCAGGGGGAGGATTTTTTGTATTTGATGGTACAGTTAAATTACTTCCATCACTTGTAGAAGATTTTGTATTCACGACTACCGGATCAAATGTTGGTATTAATTACTCTTCTAATGAAATTATTTATGCCTCACATAATTCTTTATTTAATGAAATAATTTGGTTTTATCCAGCAGGCACACCATCAGGA